GCTTAATCAGCACCGCAATGATCGCCATGAAAATTCACTGGGATATACTACGTCAGCGACAATCGCCGATGTTGTTAATCCCGTCAATTTTGAAAATGTTGCGCTACGCGCGGCATTGAATCAGAATGTTGTGGCACCCATGGCTCGCCGTCGTTTTGGGCTTGATTCATTGCACGATCGTGCTATTAAGATGTACAATGAGGCACCGCGAGATTCCCCGCGGGCTCTTGGCATCATACAAGATCAAGCTGAAAGGATGGTAGCGAATGCTGATGGGCATTATTTGCATTTGCCTGCGGACACTCCTCAACACGTGTTCCACGCTTTTGCGACATCTTTCCCCAATTTCCGCGTTTCACGCGCAAATTATTCCCATCAACATGGTGCTGCTGCCACCGCGCGCTTTGCTATGGTTTCTATTGCTGTTGCCACGATGACGCTACGCGGCTCACCGGTACACTGCATAGGTGCCACTGCTGATCAGGTTTCACTTATCCCTAATGTCGTCCACAATTGCCGCCCTGTTCTTTCTGGGCGAGATTATTATCGACACCATTTGAAACCTTCCGAAGCGCAACTCCGGCACGCCAACGTGGTCGCATGTCCTCACAAATTTGAGGATTGCAACGTTGGCCATCCAGACGCCACTCTTTTCGCCCCTTTGAGTGCTCACGATATCAGTTTTAGTGATTTCGTGTTTGGAATGGCTAGACGTAATGCACATACTGCGTTGGTTGTGCTTAACTTGCCTGTGCCGCTCCTGGATCGGCGCTTGACGAGTTACACTGATGATGTTCTCGGGCTCCGTTACACGGTGCGCGGGGACAGTATTGAAGTGCTTCACATCAATGGCTCTAGTGCAGGCTACACGCACAATCTTGCCGCCCTGATTTCTTGGCTGACGCCACGCGTCTCTTTCCCAGGGTATCATGTGCAATGTGAGACTTTGCAGCGAGTCGGTAGTTGCTATTTGCTCGAAGTAAACTTGGCTCCCGGCGTTCAAGAGGTGTCGCCGCAGGCATGGTCATTGTCTGCTGACCCCTTTTTGCTTTTGCCGGTTTTGAAGATTCATTGGCGGCGTGCTCGCCAGGAATTCTTCCAAGTTCCAGCCAGTCGATTCAGGGCGTTTGTATCATTTATAGCGGGGTTGCACCCTACTGATGCTACATTCAGCAATATTGTCTCCAAGTTGCGAGGGCTGTTGGGTGAAGTGCGCATTGGCGAACACATAATCGAGGCTCGGTGGGATTTGTCCATTGATGAATTCTTCTCGGTTGTGGGTCATGCTATAAATGCCGTTGCTCAGCAAACACATAACTACCAAGAATGCGTCACACGCCTCTTTGCAGTTGAAGCGCGCCATCGGTCTAGACATTCGCGATCTTTCGTCACACGTTTATCGCGATATGCTAGTGATATCATGTCGGCTCAGATCAATAGAGCCAAAGATTCGCTAGAGAGAGACTTTTGGGATAAGACCTTGGATTGGTTGTTCCTGCGAAAGGCTGATTCTGATTCCTACTACAATCTTTACGTTGATAGACGTTTGTGGGAATTTGAATTCGCTGATAGCCGTATGCTGCCATCCGAGATCTCAATTGCTGCTCTGAAGTTTGCTGGACAGTGCGCTATGCGCGCTGGGCTCTTTGCTGCCACACTACCTGTCAAGACGGTACTCGCCGCAGCAGCAACCCCCATCAGACATCCTCATTTGCGCCCTGCTCCGGCCGCTCCTGTCGTATTACGACAGCAACTAGCAGCTGCTATCCGACCCCGAGTGCCAGTTATTGCGGCGGTTGTCCAACCGCCGCTTGCTGAACAAGTGGTGGTTGCAGAACCTGATGCTCAACCCGTCATTCAAGAGGCCGCGGATCAAGTTCAAGAAGTGGCAGTTGACGAACCAATGGTTGATGCAGTGGACATTGAAGCTGCTTTCGCTGAATTGCTTGTTGGCTACGCCGCTCGCAATTTGGATGAAGCGCCCGACGCGCTTGCTGTCCCCGAAGCTGCCGTCTTCATTGAGCCGCCTGATTTACTGCAGGTCCATGATGCTCCGCAACCTGAAATTGAAGTTGATCCACCGCCTGGTGTTCTTGCTGAAATTGGTCTGTTCCCGGACCATGATCAAGCAATGCCAATCGCCATGCAGGGTGAGTTGCAGCATGTTTTCACGGTTGCGAATTCTGGGGATTTTATCGGGCGTTTCACGCCTGCCCCCATGGTTCAAATGATTGCTGCTTGGCCAGCTCCTGCTAACAGGTCAAATTGTGCTGAAGCGTTTTACGCTTTGTGTCCCGATGGTATTGCATTTGATCGCGTTTTACGCGCATTCGATTTGCCTGCCCCGGACGCTGGTTTGTGCCATCTCATCGATCGTGTTCATGAAGATCGGTTTGAGCAATATTCAACCACTTTGCCCGACCGCTTCGTCGTGGATGCTACTGCACAAGGTGAGTTGAGAGATTTGCTTTTGGCTTTTTCGCGTCATGCATCATGGCGGCAGCAACCAGCGGCACCACTTTTGACCTTATCTGGTGTCCCTTCTAGTGCCAAATCTCACGTTATACGTGATTGGTGCGTTTCACGCGCTAAATTAGATGTGTTGGTCGTTGTGCCATCCAACAAACTCGCGCGCGATTGGCGACGTCTTGCTGATCCCCGCTTCACGATCACCACACAACATCGTACGCCTCGAGATGGTCAACGCGTCAGGATGATCGTGATCGATGAAGCCTACAGCATTGACGCGCAAACTTTGGCTTTGTGGGCGAGAATTGCAACACGCCGTCGTGCGCCTCTTATTTGCGTTGGTGACCCTTATCAGCGCATCGCTGAGAATGGCGCCATGCTTGACGTGGACGATCCCTTCTACAGTCGCCGGCGTTTTCGATTGCTTGTTGCCAATTGCATGAGTGTCACTACAACCCATGCATTTGCTCAGCTCATGCCATTACCAGATCGCAATTTGGTGCAAACTCGATCTGAATTGGAAGGCGCTATCATCCATGTCGCCACGCAAAATCCGGACGTGCGCATTGCTTGCGATCTTGGCATTCGAGCTCACCCGCACAGCCCATATGGCCAGGCGTTTAACGCCATAACAGCTGGTGAAGCGCAAGGTATGAGATGCCGTGTTGCTGCGTTTTACGCAGGCACATGCAATCGTAGTAGGGAATGGCTATTGCGCCATCCTGCTGCATTTGGTATTGCGATTTCGCGTGCTACGCGTTTGACCATTATCATCGGTTCTGCTGATGTCCGCACGCTGATGTATCCTGGTGTGCATTGGGCTCCCTTGCAAGTTGTCGACGGTTTCCGAGCGCGACCTGCCTTCACTTTTGACAGCGTTTATCGCTTTCGAGGATCAAATGTTGAGACGCGCAGTGCAATAGCGCGCTCAACTCTTGATGTCCCCTCTGGTCAAGTGGAAACCTTGATCAATTTGAGTGAAGCCTTGCCTGATGACTTCATGCATGACCCTCCTGAACTCCATTCGCCTGTCACGATGGCTGAACTTCAGGAGTTCATTTATGGCCATTCTGGTTTCGATTTGTTAAAAGACCACAGCCACGCTGTGGATTTTATTGCTCCGAGACCAAAAAGATTGTACAGTCTGACTGCCCCGACGTCTCTTGTCACACGTTCTGACGTGCGCAGCAATTTCATCGATGCCCATAAAATGGCAGATGTTCAGGTTTCTAGCAGTGATTTTGAATCATTGCGCAATTTCATGTTGCGCAATTTAACTCCTGCTCAAAGCCGTTTCATCCGCCAGGATGATGTTATTGCTTGCGCTGACACAATTTTGAGGTTTCAATCAGCGTTTTACGCCAATGGGAACTTTCAGTCAGACCGAGATGTCGTCGCCGATTGGGTCAATAAACGTGCTGTTGGGTTTATTAAGAGATGTGATGAAGCATTTGGTTCTACAAAGGCTACTACCACATTTTCCTCTTTCTTAAAGACCCAAGCCAAAGTTAAGCCTACAGCCGGATTTGCTGGGGCGCTTAATTATGGCCAGCAAGTCATTTCGCATCAGCCTGAATACGCTGCGCGTATGGCTAGAGCGCAATCAATTGCCTTTTCCAATCTGCAGGCGCGAATGCGCCGCGGAGCAATTATTGATTGTGGTTTCTCTGATCGCGAATTGTCACGTTTGCTACGAGCGTTAGACGCTGACTTTAGCACCAATTGCCAGCTTGACGTCTCACGTCAAGATTCCAATCACAATGCCGCTTTGGTACTCGCTTTTTGCTGGTTCCTCGAGTCACTTGGCGTGTCCCATGATGATGTTGAGATTTATATTGCAATGCGTTCTAGCTATGCGATTAAATCTCTCAAACCGCACCAGCATTCCGGTGCTGTGTCATGGGCATTGCCTTCTGGTGATCCATTTACTCTACTGGCGAATTGCTTTATGATGCTTTGCGTTTTGGCCGATCGTTACACCTTTGGCAGTTTACACAACTGCTTATTCATTCAGAAAGGTGATGATTTCCTTGGCGACAAGTATTTAGTGGCGAGACCCGCACATGAAGTGTACTTCAATCATATCAAGTTGAAGAGAGTTGATCAAGCCCTAGCGTATCACGCTGGACGTTTCTTTGTCAACGGTCATTTCATTGCAGATCCCGTCAGAGTATTATGCCGGCATTTTGCTAGACTTGAAGACCCTACTGTCCCAATTGATGAACTCTACAAATCGTTCATTGATCGTGAGACGAGTGTCTCCTCTGGTGAAGTACCTCTGATTACTGCTGCGCTATGCGCAATGTATGATCATCTCAGACCAGGTGATGTTGATTTGACAATCAGAGCGTTGCACGCTCTTCGTGATCGGGATTTCTTTTTCCGAACTTCAACTTCGCCACAAAATTTTGAGCGTATTCTTTCCACGCAAACCGATTGCGCGAGCTCTATTGCTCGTGCTGTTGGTATCCGTGACTGGAAGAGAGCCAAAGGTTTGACCGCTCCAGCGTTACACGCTTATTTCCGAGCGCGAGGTGTTGCTGCTATGTGTCATGATAGCAACTTTGGACATGTCATTTTGCCCAACGTCGTATTCATAGGACCAACCCATGCGACTTTGTTATGGAATGCTAAAACGGGTTATGATTTCAATTTCTCTGAAATTAGCCGTTTCTTACCATGTCCAAAGTTACAATCGCCAAGCGGATTCGCCAAGGGCCAATGTGGTCCTCGCTCAATTTTCGGGACAACGAGCGCCTCAATCGCGCCGTTGAAGAAGGACAAGATTGCGTCATTACCGCAATCTCATGCATCATCGTTGTGTCGGTCTCTTCCGTCACAATCTTTGGTTGCGCCTTGCTCCCAACCAATGCTGCAGTCCCGGCAGATTTCGAGGCCGCTATGGCGACCCCCGGGGCTATCATCGTTGGTGGATCGAGTCTCGGACCCCAAGTCGAACGTCACACGTTCGATCTGTCAGGACTCATCACCAACTTGTGCGACTTGGGCAGGCCCGCAGAGCCCCTTTCCGCATTCTTCTTCCATAACCGCGGGCATGCCGACACTGGCGCTAATCCCACAAACGTAGCTACTGTACGTTTTGATGTGACGTATAACGTCACTGGGATTGGAGCTGGCGTGGACCTCGTTCTTTAGTTTTTCTTCATTTTGTGTTTTATTTCAGTTCTATTCTAAAGTTCGTAAGAGAATCGTTTCACGATTATGAGAACTTTTCCTCGTGGCTTATATGCGTTCTGCCAGTCGAAAAAAAAAAAAAAAAAAAA